ATCCTTCACACCAAGTGCATTCTGTTAGTTCTCTCTTGTATACCGCATTCGTATTTTGTTCTGCCTTAAGAACAGATGTAGAACGAAGATAATAAAGGCTCTTTAATCCGCTATTGGCTGCTTCCAAGTGAACTTGATTGATATACTTTGGATCACTATTGGCTGGAAAGAAGATATTGATGCTCTGACCTTGATCAATAAACTTCTGTCTTTCGGCGGCTAACTTAACAATAGCAAACTGATTTAGCTCTCTTGCAGTAAGGAACACTTCCTTTTGTTCAGCAGTTAAACATTCTAAATGCTGAACGCTTCCATCATGCTTAAGAATAGAACCCCAAACTTCATCGGTATCTTGTCCAATGCTCTTAAGAAGCTTCTCAAGTTCTGGATTTCTTCTTACGAATGTTCCCTTTGCGCTCTTTTGAGCAAATGCATTGGCAATCCATGGTTCAATACCCTGAGATACGTTAGAAGCAATAAGGGAGTTGCTTACAGTAGGAGCTATAGCCATAAGAGTAGCATTTCTTCTGTTATGTCCCTTACACCACTCTGGCTCACCATATTCAGAAGCAAGAACTGCTGTAGCCAACTCAGCTTCTTCTCTAATCTTCTTGAATATAATCTTATTCTGGAGATAGGCTTGAAGGCTATCAAATGCAATCATATTCTTTTGGAAGTATGAGTGTAGACCGAGGACACCAAGACCGAGAGCACGGGATTTACGAGCAAAACGAAGTGCTCTTTCAAATCCACGAAGACCGGAAGCTTTCTGAATAAACTCCTCCATAATACCATCAAGGAACCATACAGATAGTTGAACCGTATCCGTATCTTTCCATTCATCCCATCTTGCAAGATTAAGCGAAGAAAGGCAGCAAACAAAGGTATGATCCTTATCTGTAGGAAGGAATATTTCTGAGCAAAGGTTTGAACCTTTAAGTTTAATACCGGTTTCTTTTAATACAGGCGGCGCTTGATCATTCGCATTGTCTGTAAAGAAAACATAGGGCTCTCCTGTCTCTACACGGCTCTTAATCAGCTCTTTCCAACGTCTACGGGCTTCTGTGTCGCCAGCTTTTACCTTCTCTATAAAGGCATTTGAAACGCAAACGCCGTGGTGAAGATTAAGGCATTGACGATTGGTATCGCCGGTTGGTCTACGAGACTGAAGGAACTCGTCAAAATCACCGTGTTCAATATCAATGTAGGCAGCACAAGCACCACGACGAGTAGAACCCTGAGAGATGCCAAGAATAACGCTATCTGCCATTTTAAGGAATGGAACTACACCATCTGAGTGTCCACCTTTGGAGATTGGTGTTCCTTTAGCACGAACATCATTAACGTGGATAGCTGTTCCACCACCATACTTGGATAGCATTGCTACTTCTTGTAGGGTTTCAAGAATCTCATATGTGTCGTCTGCCATATATGAAGAGAAACAAGAAATAGGAAGCCCTCTGGTTGTTCCAGCATTGCATAATACTGGAGTAGAAGGGCATAGCCAGTTCTTCCACATAATATCAAAGAACTTATCTTCTAACTCTGACTTTTTTAAGGATTGAGCAACGGAAGCCGCTACACGACGATACATCTGTTTAGGCGTTTCATCATTCCATAAATAACCGCCTTGCAACATTTGGAGTGCATCTTTTGTAAGCCAGTCTGGGGCTTCTCCTTCTGCTTTTAATTCTTCTAATGTTTTTTTCATATTTTACCCTAAACAGTTAATATATATCGTTCTAATCAAATTTAGAAAATCTTCTTTATCTCTGTTGCTTTTTAAATCATTGCAAGTCCAACAACAACTCAAAGCATTATCTTTAGTGTATCCTTGCCCAATATTAGCTTCGTCAATTCCATTATAACATATAACTCTTTGTTCATATTTTCTTTTTTGAAGAAACTTTCCTTTTGGTGGCGAGTTACAATAAAAACAATTTGAAAATATAAGATATTTTACGTCTTCATATGTCAAATCAAACGGAACATTTTTATTTTTTGCATGAGCAACATATCGGCTATATAATCCTTTAATGCACCGTTCTTCTATTGTTACTCCTTTATTTTTAAGGTTTAAATCTCGTTTTAAACAACCACAACTTCCTGTTTTATTAAATAAATTATCTTTCGTAACAACTTTTTCTTTACCACATTCGCATAAACATTTATATAAATGTCTTTTGTGTTCATTCCTACCGAGATATTCTGTCACGATAAAACGTTTGAATTTATTGCCTATTAAGGCTTGTGGATCAAAACATTTCATCAAAATTTACAACTCCACGGCTATAGTCCGTTGGCTTAACGCTAAAGAAATCATCAAGTCTTACTCCAGCTCCAATAGCATCAAACCATTCCATACGCTTCAATGCTTCCTTGTCTACATTCTTCCAGTTTTGTTTTAAACCGAGTTTTCCAAGTTGCATATTTGCACGGTGACGAATGAAATCTTTTAAATCTTCCTTGGTAAGACCTTCAATATTGCCATGTTCAAAGACTCTATCAATAAAGTTATCTTCTAAAGCCACAGTATCTCTTGCTGCTTGGTAGATTTCTTTTTTGAACTCGTCGGTCCAGATTTCCGGATTTTCCTCAACAAATGTTCTAAACAAATAACAACCAAATTCCGAATGTAAGGTTTCATCCTTTATGCTCCATGTAACAATCTGGCTCATGCCCTTCATCTTATTATAACGAGAGAAATGCAAAAGAACAGCAAATGAAGAGAAGAGAGAGACGCCTTCTGTAAAAGCAGAGAATACAGCAAGAGACTTAGCCATAGTCATCTTCTTTTCTGTGGTCATATCCGTTGTATCAATATTACCAGTTTCTACAAGACGATCAATCTTTGCCTTAATGGTTGGCTCTGCAAGGAAAGCCTTATAATCGGCAAATCCAAGAGTTTCATCAAGCAAGGAATAGGCTTGAGTATGGATGGTTTCAAAAGAAGCCATGGTTGTAGCAGCCATTACAACTTCTGGATGCTGGAACCAACGACCTACCTTATTTGACCAATAATCGTTGACAAAGATTTCGGTTTGAGTGAATCCCTTTAGAATGCCGCCAATGATAGACTTCTCTGAGGGGGTAAGATTCATATTCCAATCAAGAAGGTCTTGATTAAGAGTAACCTCTGAAGAGAGCCAATGTGCTTGCTGTTGCTTAAGCCAATAGTCATGCGCTTGGGGGTATGAAAATGGCTTGTAATTGATGCGACGATCTAATAGGGACATATAACACCTCAATGATTTTTCTGGAAGTCTCTAATCTTCTCACGGAAGAAGTTCTTAAGATTTCCATCTTCAAGTTCTTCCTGATCGGACTTCATCTTATTAAACTCTTCTTCTGAGAGAATACGGAGTTTAGAGCGGGCAGTATCCAAGTGTATCTGGAATTGAACACCATCTACACCGGCTCTGTTCTTTGCAATAAAGATATTGCCATAACCTGTGCTCTTGCTCATGCTCTTTCTTGCAAGACCGAGAACAAAGTCAGCAACGTGTGCCTGACCATAAGCTTCTGCCATATTTGTAAGGTCAACATAATCTTTATTAGCACCTTCCTTATTTGACTGAGAAGCTGTCCATACTGGAATATCTACTTCATTAGCAAAGCCACGAAGTTCTTCGTAAATCTTCTTTAGTTCAAGACGAAGAAGCTCATACTTCTCTGTAGAACGCATAATACCAGCGTAATCAATAACCAATACGTCAGGGCGGAAACCTTCATTTGCAAGCTTATCAATGTGAGCACGAAGGGTATTGATTGTTGCTGTTCCAGTTGGATAATACTTGATCTTCAAACGACCAAGAGTTTCTGCATTATCTTCATAATACTTCTTAATCTGTTCCTTGTGGTCATAACAATCAATACTGTCAATGCCAAGCAAATGACTGTCATAACGAACACCAACCGCTCTCTCATTCAACTCAAACGTATAATGCAATACATTCTTGCCTTGTAGTAGAGCTTGTGCTCCAAAGTGGGTAAGTAGGTGAGATTTCCCTACCCCTGTAGGAGCAATGATTACACCGAGTTCACCAGCACCAAGACCGCCATTAAGGATCTTCTTTTCATCAAGTTGTTTAACGCCGGTAGCTACAGTTCTACGGAAGGTTTCGCTATAACGAGCATCAACATCGTCTTTAAGTTCAAGACCTGGGGAATGCTCATTGCCGGCATTAATAGCCGATTTAATGGTTTCTACAACCTTCTCATACTTCTCTGTCTCAATGAACTCAATAGAGGCTTCAAGAGCCTTCTGAAGTCCTGCACGCTTACAGAAATCAAGAGACTTCTCCTTAACATAACCAAGATCACCAAGATCCTTATTCTCTTCTACACGGAGAAGGAAATCATGGATTTGGGAACGAAGAATGCTATCGGATGGGTTCTTTAGTTCAGAAGCTACTATTTGGGCAAGTAGAACCATTGATGGGAACTCCTTATATTTCTTGTTATAAGACATATAAGTGTCTGCAATCTTTTTAAGATATGCAAACTGGAAGAAGTTAACATCAAGGACTTCTGCAAACTGTCCTGCCCAATTTCTATCAATCAGGAATGCTTGGACAATCTTCTCTTGGAAAGATTTATCAAAAGAGAAATGCTTTCCAGTTTCAGCCTTAGTTGGCTCTGGTTTAGTCTGTTCACCACTCATCGTTTTCATAAATACTACGCTCATAGGTTTCTTTCACCTTACCTTAATCAATTCCAAAAATTAATTTAAACCCCTAAATTATCGCACAAAATTGCGCATTTGGGAACAAAAGCGATCATAATCAAAGGTTGTGTTAATGCCACATTCCATGATTGTCCTGATTAATCCAAGCTTATCCATCTTGGGTTCGTGTGTATCCACAATGTAGTTAATCTTGTTAATCTGACTGGCACTTAAGTTGCTACTATTCAAATACATCAACTCCCAATTCCGTCTTATTAACTCTTCACATTGGGATATATCGTCATATATGGCAATAGGTTTCTTCTTTCCTATATTTGCTGCACGGGCTTCTGAAATGATGGTAGCTATATCTACGTCCTCTTCCTCGGAAGCCATTTTAGGAAATCGTTTGGCTACCGTCTTGAACCCCGCACCAGGGACACCAGCTACGTTATCGCTATCATCTCCAGCTATGGTTTTAGCTAAACAAAAGTTTCTTGCAGATATTCCAAACTTATTTATAACTTCTTTGCTATCTATAATCTTACGAGTAGCAGGATCATATATTTCTATTAATGGATTATGCAATAACTGATAGAAGTCTTTATCGTTAGAAACGATAATCTTTTTGGCGTTTACATTACGTAGCTTATCTTGAGCAAGATATGCAATGATATCATCGCATTCTGTATCTTGCACGTAGACCTGGCATACGGGAGTGCTCTTGAGTAGAGCTGTTAGCATGGTGATCTGTTGAACCCTTGTCTCGTCATCCAATGCTAAAACATCCCGTATGCTCTCCTTACCTTGTTGGATTTTCTTCACTTCCTTCATCTTGGCTCTATTCGCCTTGTATTCGGGGGAAATGTGTCTGCGCCTTTGAGACGCACCACCGTTTTCCCAGACAACGTATACACGGGATGGGCAGAAGGTTCCAACAAGATAGTCAACCGATTTCATGAATCCAACCACTCCACCAACCGGCTGACTACGGAGATTAATTTCTTGATTGACCAGGAAATGCCGAATAAAATTATTGAATGCATCGATGATTAGTATCGGTCTTTCTTGGGTTGGTTGGGACATAGACTTAACATATACCAACGAATTTAATTGATATACCGGTTAGATTTCAATTCTTCAAATATATTTAACTTTATCTTTTGAGGAGATTAATATATGAAGATTACAGTAAGACAACTTAAACAGCTTATCCGTGAACAAATAGAAGAAGGAGCTTCGCCGTGGGGACGAGACGAACCGCTCTCGCACGCAGAAATTGAAAGTCGGGCGAGACAAAGAGAAATTGATTCAGAATATCGTCGAGGACAAGACAAATATAACGCCGAGCAACGACAACGAAGCGAGAGAGAAAGAGCAGAAAGAGAAGCCGACGTAGAGCGGCGCAATCGAGAACATGCCGAAAGTCAAAAGCAGGGGCGGGAAGCGGCGTTTAATCAAGCACTTAAAGATCAAGGAACAGAAATTGCGGATCTCATTATAGGATTTTTAAATCGGAAAAACGCACATAATAATAAAACTCTCGGCAGTAGTATTAATAAGGTAATTGCTGATATTCCGCAATATGCAAGCAACGGGGCCCCTATGGGATTTGGCAGTAGACCATTTGATCCGGATGATTTAAGAGCGGCTGTTGATAGTCGTCTAAAATCGGTAAAAATTCCAAATTTCGGAAACAAGACAGCTTTTGACGTTGTAAAAATGGTAACTAAAAAAGGTTGGAAGCCAGGATTATTCGGTTTAGGTTTCATGGGACTTGAAGAAGAAATTCAACAAATGGTAAAAGAAGAAGTAGCACGTCAACTTCGCAACAAACGCTGAAAAATAAAGTTAAATCTAAAATTGAAAACGCCGCAAGGAACTTAATCCAAGCGGCGTTTCTCTTTTCTATCTAACCTATTTCACTTACCAGATGAACCAAACCCAGCAGAACCACGATTTGTCTCAGTAACTTTGCTTGTCTCAAACATTAATACCTCACCAGCAGTAGCTACCTTGTAAACTACCAACTGAGCTATTCTATCACCAATATTAAATACCGCATCAGCAGCACTATGGTTAATAAGCGTAACGCCTATCTCACCCCTATAGTTTGGATCTATAATACCACCAACAGGGAATATACCCTTACTGGCTAATCCACTACGTCCCTCTATCTTCATAAAGATACGATTGCGGTCATTGTCCATTATTGGCATATCTGCCAATTGAATACCGGTTGATATTTTAGCTAAACCGTGAGCTGGAACATTTATATTTTCCGCACAATAAACATCAAAGCCGATATCTCCATCTCTAACCGCATGAGGTAGCTTGGCGTTGCTATTCATGAGTTTAAATTTGATATTGATAGTTTTTGGTGCCTTTGGTATTTGAGGATCAAACC